ATGACCTCACCGCGCGTTCGCAAAGCCACTCAACTCGTCCGCCTCCCCGGCGCTGAACTTCATCGCGGGGACTGCCTGGCAGTCCTCCCAACCTTATCTCCTGGCTTTGACGCCATCGTCACTGACCCTCCCTACTCCAGCGGTGGCCAGTCCAAGGGAAGCCGTGCCGCGTCCACCGGGCAAAAGTATTTGAATACTGGTGGCACGGCCTTTCCTGACTTCGCGGGCGACAGCAAGGATCAGCGCAGCTATCTCCACTGGTCTGCTCTTTGGATGGCCTTGTGCTACGACAAGCTCAAGGACGGCGGCCTGGCCATCGTCTTCACCGACTGGCGCCAGCTGCCTGTAACTAGCGATGCCTTCCAAGCAGCGGGTTTCACCTGGCGCGGGGTCGGCGTCTGGGACAAGGGGAGCAGCAGCCGCCCCTATAAGGGCGGATTCCGCGCGCAGACAGAGTTCTTCGTGTGGGGAAGCAAAGGCATGCTGGCCGGCGACACCTACTCGCCGGGTGTCTTCAACGTCCAGCAACAACGCGGCGGGAAACTTCACCAGGTCGGGAAGCCTTTGCCTCTGATGGACGCGCTGTTGAAAGCCTGCGGCCCTCGGGTCTTGGATCCGTTCATGGGCAGCGCCACCACCGGTGTTGCGGCGATCGCCCAAGGCAAGCACTTCACTGGCATCGAATTGACCGAGCACTATTTTGATGTGGCGGTCGAACGCATCCGGAGCAAGGACGCGTAGGTCCGCTCCCCCCCTCCTTATGTATTGACGGAGGGGGCACACTGGCTCAGTCACCAGTACTGCATCTGAGCCCAGTGTCCAAACGCAACCAAAATCAAGCCCTCAACGAAGTTACCTTCCAATGTGGCTGCGGGAAATTCAAAGCCGCGCCGGATCGGATCGAGGACGCGCCCGAGGATGAATATCATCCCTGGCGCTATTTCGCTGAATGCCCGCGCTGCGGTAGCGAGAGCACCCAGGCAGCGTGGGAACGCGCTTTGCTCAAGGCATGGATCAATTCCACCGGGCCCAAGACGGCAGCAGGAAAAGCCGCCAGCGCGTCCAATCTAGAGGGCCATCCGACGAAGGAAGAATCCCTGCGCACCCGCTTCAATGCCATGAAGCACGGCGCATCCGCGAAGGTCGCCACCTACTTCCCTGCACGCCCGGGGAAATATGCCCTCTGCAACACCTGCGATGTAGACCGCATCTGGTGCCGACAGCAGCCCTGCTGCGTCAAGCAGACGCAGAACTTCATGCTCCACCAGGCAGCTTTCGAGCAACGCAAGCCAGGCGTACTGCAAGGTATGTATTCAGAGATGCAGGCGGCGGTCTATTCCATCCTGCAGCAGATCATCCTGACGATCATCAACGATGGGGTGAAAGTCGAGCGCCCCGAGTTTCATTTTGATGCGAACGGCACGCTTGCACTGGCCCGTTACACCGACGAGTATGGCGAGCAACGGACCATCACTGAAATTTCAGCTCACCCGCTCCTCAAGCCTCTGACTGACTTCCTGAGCAAGAACAACCTGACGCTCGCGGACATGGGCATGACCAACAAGGTGGTCGACGAAGAGGATATCTTCCCCGGGCACCTCGGCGGCTCCACCGCTGCACCAGCGATCAGCGTCGACGAGTATCAACGCAGGAAGCTGGAAGCCCTGGAAGACCTCCGAAACAAGGTCATGCGGGCGAACGCGTCGACTGCCGCCGATCCCATCCTGCTGGAGCATGAAGCAGAAAATGCCGGTGTCCAGGCACGGGGATCGGTCGATGTGATCGATGTCCAGGCCGTTGAGAAAAAATGACCGGCCAGCGCGTTTCATCGCGGCAGCGCATCACCGTCTCAAATCGAGCGGAGGTGGAGATTCACCGTTACAAGGATGACCACGCGCTGTGGCATAAGCATGTGCATGGCGTGGACTTGGACCCGGTGCAGATCTTGAAACAGATCGAGATGGACGAGCACCGCAACACGGTCGACTATTCCTGCCGCCGCGGCCGAAAGACCTCCGCCAAGGAAATGTATGCACTGAAATTCCTCGCGTGCCACCCTCACCAGGAGGAAGGCATCTTCGCTCCGCGCCAACAGCAGTCTCAAGCGAATCTCCGGTACCACCTGGAGGCCATCGAGCGCTCACCTATTCTCAGCGCCTACATCAACTACAAGAACGGACGTCCCCAGAAGTCCGACACTAAGTACGAATTTTTCAATAAGAGCCGTGCGCAGGCATACGGGATCATGTCCCAGATTGACGGCGATGGCCTCTCGCTCGCGTCCCTGGAAGAGATCGACGATATGCCCGCCGATCGCCTCTACTCTCGCCTCTTCCCTATGCTGGCCGGCACACAGCGCCTCGGCGCTCCTGATGGCACCGTCTTCGAGCCACAGATCCGCATCACCGGCGTATTCAAAGGCGCGGACACCCTCTCCGGCCTTATCGAGTCAGGGGGGTACCACGTGCTCCCGGTCGTCAATGTGTACCTCGCGCTGGAGCTCGGCATTCTCGACCAAGCCTACATTTTGCAGAAGCGCAACGAGATGCCCGGGCCGGAATACATACGGCAGTATGTATGCCGAAACATCCAGGCCCAGAACCATATCTGGGAAAAGTACATCCGCCTGGCCATGGCCATCGGCATGCAGGCACGCCTGGAAGTCTCCGGACCTCTTCCAGGGGCACGGTACAAGAAGCGCGGCAAGATCTCGTTCGGTTATGACCACACCGGCCATGGGGAAAGCCTGACGGCCTCGCGATCTGCGCTGGTCGTCACCGAGGAGCTGGGAAGCTTCATCGTGCCGATCTTTGCCCGTGCGTGGCCAGCAGGCACCGACGATAACGTGATCCGGCGCGAACTGGTCGGCCTATGGCGCTACTTCATGCCGGATCACGCGCTGGGCGATGCGTACGGGGTGGGCATGCTGACGTCGGTGAACGATGACCTTTTTCATCAGGGCCTGACCGAGATCGACCGGCGCACGATTGCCGATGGCGAGAGCAATGCGTCCGCCTGGAGGGAATGGGCCTTCGCACCGATCCGCTTCGAAGGTATGACTAAGCACAGCATGGCGTCTGCACTGCGCGCGATCTTCCACAACAGGCGGGCAGCCATACCTGCATTCGATGAAGAGGGCGAGGACGATGTGAGCAAGGACTGGCGCGACCTCATCCGGCAGCTGGGGAACATCAAGGAGGTAGCGAACCAGACCGGCAGCTACCCCAGCTACAAGCAGGTCGATACAAAAATCGGCGACGACTTTTTCGACGCATTTTGTGCTGCCCTCTGGGGCCATATGACAGCCGGCGCGGCAGAGGTGCAGACCATCATCAGCGGTATTCAACGCACACGCGACGAACTGCTCGGAGTATCGGCCGGAGGAATTCACCTTGGGCGATGAGAGCAAATATCAACAGGGGGATCGTCGCGCGCATTCCCCCTCCGCCGTGCTCACGCCGCCGTCGCCGCTGAGTGGCCGCGATATGGAGCGCGCCAGAGAGACGAAGAGCCTGGTGCATCAGCATATGCCAGAGGCTATACCGATGATCCGCGAGCTGGCCAACCTCGGAATGATCGATGGCTGGCGCTCTGTAACCTTTATCACGAAAGAAGAAAATGGGAATTTTTGACGGCTTCGTTCAGTTCTTCCGCGGGAAACTGCCCACAGAGCCTTTGCCTTCCAGCTCGGAAATTGGCATGCGTACCCGGGAGGATGCCCGGTACCGAGATCTCTACAACCAATTCTTCGTCGATCCGGAGCTGCGCGCGGCCATCTTCGATGTCCGTGCCGCTGACCGCATGGACGGCCGCATCAAGAAAATTCACAGCAGAGTGGCCAGGGACATCATCAAGGGCGGGCTGGTGCTGCAGCTTCAAGCGCCCAGTCCGGTCATCTCGCGCGAGTGGAAGGCATTCCTGTCCCGCATTGAGCTGAATCGGCCGGAAAAGCTCAAGAGCGATTGCCGGGGCATGATCATGGAGGGAAATCTCCCGCTGCAGGTGGTCATGGACGAGGGGCGTCGGATCCAGCGCCTGATCCGGATGCCAGCGGAGACCATTGTTCCCGTCGTCAATGCGGCCGGGCAATTCGCTGACGTCGCGAAAGCGTATCGCCAGCATGATTTGGTCACCGGCCGCCCCTGCGCGGACTTTGCTCTCTGGCAGCTGACGATGGTCCGCTTCGACGCCGACAACTACGACGACATGGGCAGCATGGGCCGCCCTTACCTTGACGCCAATCGCAGCACTTGGTTGAAACTGCGCATGACCGAAGAAGACATGGTCGTGCGACGGCGCACACGCGCCCCCTTGCGACTGGCTCACGTTCTGGAGGGGGCCAACCAGACCGAAATGGATCAGTACGAGGCTAAGGTGATGCGTAAGCAGAGCGAGATCACGACCGATTTCTTCATGAACAAGAAAGGGGCCGTGAACGCGATCCAGGGCGATAGCAATCTCGACCAGATCCAAGACGTCGCATTCCTGCTCGACTGCATGTTCTCCGGCACTCCGATCCCCAAGGGGCTCGCCGGCTATACGGAGGGCTTGAACCGGGACATTCTGCAGGACCTGAAGGGCGACTATTTTGACGAGATCGACAGCCTTCAAGACACCATCGCCTTCGCTTACGAGTTCACCTTCAGGCTGCAGCTACTGCTCAAGGGGATCGTGCTGGGCAACGACGAGATCAAGGTGAAGTTCGCAGAACGCCGGACCGAGACGCCGAACCAGGCCGCTGACCGGGCCCTCAAGCTCCAAGCCCTGGGCATTCCTTCCGATATGTTGTGGGAAGAGCTGGGCTTCGATGTTGCCACAGTACGCGCGCGGCGCGACGCCGCACGCGAGGAAGATGATCCATATCCAGATCCTCCAGCTGGATCCGACCGCCCCACCGTCAGCATCACCCCCGGCAATGGCCCCAAGGGCTCCTCGGCCACATCCATCTCGACGAAATAATGGCACTCACTCCCGACCAGGAAGAAGTCAAGATCGAGTCCGAACGGTCCCAGGAGGATCTGGTCGCGCTCGACCGACAGAATCGCTCGCAGCTCATCACCCTCTACGACCGAGCCATCGGCGAAATGAGGGGGCGCATCATGGCTATCGCGGGCGCACGGAACTCCATCCAGACGGAGGCCTTGGCGATGCTGATCCAGCAACTCGATAACGAGCTGCAAACACTTGCGCAGGCTCGCAACAAAATTCTGGACGACGGTATCGCTGCCGCTGCAGATCTCGGTGCCCGGCCATTCGGACAGCGCATCGGAGCATCCGCCGTATTCAATGCACGAAGCGCTGCTATTGAACGAGTTCGCACGTTCCAGGACCCGACCGGGCTCCGGTTATCAGATCGCATATGGCGGCTCGATCGCCGTGCTGACGACATCCTTCGCCAGCAGGTTCAGGCGGCGGTTGCGAGAGGTGACGGTGCAGCAAAGGCGGCCTTGGAATTTACGCAGCGGGGCATGCCTGTCCCGCCCGAGCTGGATATGGCCGCCCGTGCAGCCAGGCCTGAGCAAGTCGCTGAAGGTTTGGCGAGCAGCCTGTCCAGCGGTCCCGGCAATCCTCTCGACAACACCATGCGTGTCCTGCGCACAGAGGTGAACCGGGCTCACACCGTTGCCTATCAAGGCGCCGCCGCGGCGGATCTGGACACCATCGGTACCAAATTCATGCTTTCACCGCGCCATCCTCGCGTTGACATCTGCGATATGCACGCGCGCGCCAATCTCTTCGGACTCGGCCCCGGGGTGTATCCACATGGCCGCAGCCCGCTCCCAGCCCATCCCAACACCTTGAGCTTCGAGGTGGTGGTCTATCGCGACGAAGTCACCGACGAGGACCGGAAAGGAAAACAGACGGTCGTCGATTTCCTGAAGACGGTAGCCAGCAAGGACCGGCAAGGTATTCTCGGCGTCAACAAGAACGAAGCATTCGAGGCGGGAGATCTCCCAGCATCCCAAGTGAGATCGACCTGGCGCGCGGTAAAGAAACGTCTGGAGCGCCAGCAGGAGAAGTAACACCTCCCCCCCTACCGTTGATTTGACCACCCCCTGAAACTATCGCCTGAGTCAAAAAGTTTCGGGTGCGCCGGGTTCCCCCGGGTAAGTCTTCTCCCCACATTGCCGGGGCGGCGCACCACATTTCTACCAGGCGAATCGATGCACAACCCTCGACACATCAAACTGAGTGGCATGGCTGAAGGACCAGTGCGCGTCCTGGCCGATGTATCGGTCAGTGACCGCAACGGGAATCCCTCCTCCTGGATCACCCTCACCCGTACCGGACACTTCTCCGACCCTCGCTATGGCGAGTTCGACATCACGCACAGCATGCTGATGAAGATGGCGGAGAACTTCAACAACGGGGTCTTCGGCCAGGATGTTTTCATTGATGTCGACCACAAGCCTGGCAACGGCGCTGCAGCGCGCATCCTCGCCGTCCGCATTGAGGGCGATCGCTTCCGTGCCCAGGTCGAATGGACCCCCTACGGCATCGACGCGGTGAAGAACAAGGGATATCGGTATCTCTCGCTCGAATATCACGAGCAGTGGCGGGACAACGAAAAGCAGCTCAACCATGGGCCGGTCATGCTGGGCGCGGGCCTGACCATCAGGCCAGTCATCAAGGGCCTTGACCCTATCCGCCTTTCTGCCGGTACCGATGATGGTATTCCGGTCTTCATCCACCCCGAACTGCACTCAACCCTACTCCAGGAGCAAAAAATGAAGTATGCAGAATTGCTGCGCAAGCTGACCGATGCCCTGAAGGCACGCAAGCTGGCCGCCCCGATCATCGACAATCTGGTGGCCACGGCGACCAAGGTCATCGAACTCGCCGCCGACGAAACCGCCGCCCAGGAAATCGTTGATCGCTTCGATGCCGCTGGCCGCGAGCTGGCAGAACACGCGTCCCAGTCGGTACAGCTCTCCGTCAACATCCCGGAAGGCGTGGCACTGAGCGCTGACGATGTGAGCCGCCTGCTCGCCCAACAACTCGACGAGCGTGAGCGCCAGCGCACCGCGCAAGCTGCCAGCGTCGCAGCCAATGAGCGTTTGCTTTCCGAGCTGATCACCGCTGACCAGGGCCTGGACGAAGACACTCGTGTTCTGCTGTCCGAACAGAATCGCCCGCTGGTGGCCGGGATGACCGAGGAGCAAGTCCGTCAACTGGCCGCCGTAGCGATCGCGGGCGGCCAGCGCGAAATCGCCGCACGCCGTCTCTCGTCCATGGGCTTCCCGGCGGCCATCGGCCAAGTACACCAGCCCAACATCGTGGTCGTCCACGATGACGCCATCCGTCTCTCCGGTCAGTATCGCGAGCGCCTGGCTCTCACCGACCTCCACCGGCAAGGACGCCTGCGTCTGCTGCCGACCGAGACGACCTTCATCGAGCGCGTGCTGTCGTGCTTCGATCAGCTGCATGGTCAGGAGATCTCGACGGAAGCCAAGATCCTGGCCGGTGGCACCGTGAACATGGGCAACACCAACCTGCCGGTGGGCTTCCGCCGCGAGGTGATCCGCGAAGCCCTGTCGGACCTTCGCGTCCTGGATCTGGTGCAGACGCTGACCGATTTCCAGGCCACCACCACCACCCAGATTCCCTACGAGCTGCGCGACACCTCGGCTATCGTGAACGATGCCATCGTGTACGAAGGCAAGCCGATCCCACCGGCCGGCATCGGCCAATACATGGACACGGCCTACATCCTGCCCATGAAGCTGGCCATGGTCATCACCAACGAAGTCGTCCACTTCAGCCAGGCCTCGGCCATCAACTGGGACGCGATGGCACGCAACATCGAGTCCAACGCCCGGATCCTGCGTGAGCTGGTCTGCCGCCGCATCATGAACCATCTGCAGCGGGCATCGGACAGCTACGCCGCCGTTCCCGTGTCGGCCGAATCGTTCGCCTCGCAGCTGGATGGCACGAAGTCCACCATCAAGACGGCCAACTTCCCGATCGTACGCCAGCATCAGGACCGTGATCTCCAGGGTACCGCGATCGGCAATGCCGAGAACCCGATCACCATTGTGCTGAACGGCACCACCCTGCTGCCCTATGACGGTACCGGTGAGCAGGCGGCGGGCACCTATTACCGCGTGACCAGCTTTAACCTGGGCTATATCCAGTTCGTGAACCAGGCCGGCGCCGCCGTGACTCCCACTGCGACCAGTGCCTGCACGGCATCCTACTCGCGCGCCACGAACGTGATGAAGTTCGACCTGGATGTGCCGGCCGGTGTGACCATGGAAGTTCACCTGAATGGCCTCCTGCGCGCTGTCGGGTCTCGCAAGGCCATGATGTCCGGCCAGCGCTATGTCGAGCCGGACTTCCTGCTGACCTCGCCGGTGCTGCACGACACCATGACCAACGCGGAGCAGTTCACCGCCGCCGGCAAGCGCAACGGCAGCGACACGACCAACGACGGTGACCTGGAACGCGTGAAGAACATCCCTGCATTCGGCACCAATGCACCGGGCGTGGACCTGGGCGACGAGCGCATCCTGATCGGCCAACGCGGTCTGCTGGGCTACACCATCGCCAAGCCGTTCGTCACTGGCCAGCCCTTCGAAATGACCGACAGCCAAGGTCGTCCGATCGGCAAGCGCCAGGCCTACGGCGAGGAATACAGCGCCATCAAGGTGCCCAAGCCGGTGGCTAATCGCATGACCTCGGTGCTGGCCTACAGCGCGAGCAACCGTTAATCACGGACAACCCCGCGAGCGTAGAGGCGAAGCCCCCGGCACTGGCCGGGGGCTTTTGAGCAACCAAAGGAGAACAACATGGGTATGGTCCCGTACACGAACGAATCCGAGAAATTTGAACACCTGGGCGGCACCACTATCCCGCCGGGCGACACCCGCATGGTGGACGAAACCTTGGTACCGGGCTACGAACCGGCCGCTGATAAGCCGGCTGGCGTCGCTGAAGGCGGTGCCTCCGACGACGGTAAGGACGAGCAAGAAAAGCTGCTGGCTGCAATCACTGCGATGCTGGCCCTGAACGTGCCCGATATCCAGGCGAAGCTGCCCGATCTGAGCGACAAGGAGCTGGACGCCCTGGAGCTGGCCGAATCCGGCAGCGAAGGGAAGAACCGGACCACGCTGCTGCAGGCCATCGCAACTGAAAAGCTCGGCCGGGTGAAGTAAAGCCATGGCTGGAACGATGTCCATCGCCGATCTGCAGGAGGACCTCAAGTTTTCCTTGCGGGATTCCGCTGAAGTCTTCGACGAGGACGACGCCTTTGCACGCCTCCTGCGGACTGCAGCGATTGCCTTCAACGACGAGCGCCCCCGCACGCTATTCGCCGAGGTGAGCATCCTGATGGGCGTGGACACCTACCCAGCCCCGGCAAATATGTATCGCTACAAGGCCGGCATGTGGGGCCGCAACTGCCGCCTGCAGACCTGGGATCCCGGATGGCCTGGAGCCGCACCCGACTTCGTTGCAGTCGAGGAGGACTCGGCGAATGGACCGGTAAAGCTGCTGCGCCTTGACGCCATGCCCACCTATCTGCACCTGCAGGCTTTCGGCTCGACCTTCGGCTTCTACTACCTGGCGAGCCACCATATTGACGAGCAGGCCTCCAAGACGACGATCAGCCCGGGCGATCGCGATCTGCTGATCTTGAGGGCCCAGGCAGAGGCCATGCGGGAAATGGTAATGCGCAACATCAAGAAGCCGGTGCAGCAGCGCGACGGATTGAACTCGGCGCCGAAGAACATGACGCCCTCCGCGTTCTACGACAAGCTCATGGAAGAATGGACGCGCCGCGTCCGGAGGCTGGCAGCATGACCTCGATCAAGATCGAATTGGACCGGGCTATCCTGGGCCAGGTCCCCGGCAAGCTCTCCAACTTCAGCACGGTACTGGACAAGTTCGTGCAGCGCGCCGCCACAGAAGCTGGACGGACGATGAAGCTGGAGGCACCCAAGGCCCTCACAACCCTGACCAACAGCGTCGTCGTGGAGCGTGAGGCGAGCGGCAGCTATCTCATCCGCCCGACAGCGAACTACGCGGCCGCCGTGAACGCAGGGGCGCGGCCGCATAAGCCGCCCCTCATGCCCCTGGTCCTGTGGCTGAGATACACGAAGCGCGTTAGCGATCAGCATGAGTTGCAGCGGCGCGCGCGTGGGCTGCAGCGCGCCATCGCGCGCAATGGGACCCGTGCCAACCCGTTCCTGCAGCGCACTGCCGCTGCTTCCCAATCACGCGCAATGCAACTGATGCGACAAGGCGTTGCGCAGGCCGCCAGTGAGGCATTCTCGACATGAGCAACATCAGTCCCGAAGACAGCCTTCTCGACAGTTTTGCGGTCTCGCTGGCCAATGCCTGGCCCGACCGCCTGGTCACCCGCGCGTTAAAAGACTTTGCTGATCGGAAGCCCGCGGATCTCAAGAAGGGCATTTTTACCGTCATCGCGGATGGCCTGCCTGCTGGCGATCCCGAATTCCAATTCATGAAGTTCCTGGTCGTGGGCCAGATCGCGGTCGGCGAGAAGGAAGGCGGATCCGCCATTGAGAAAGCTGAACTGAGCATGCACCACCAGGTGCGCACCTTCATTCAGCGCATGCTACGCGGTCCGGAGCTGAAGATCGGCCCGGTCGAGCAGTCTGCCCAGCTGGAACAGCCCTACGGCTGGATCTCGATTGCCATCACTGCCGGCCCGTACGACGCCACCGAACCGCTGACCGAGGACTACCCTCTTGCCGGCCTGACCGACTTCCTTCGCTTCCGCGGGGACATCGACATCGGCCGGCCCCACCAGTCGGGCGAGGTGCAGCGACAGTGGTTGGAAGAGCCACCGAATTACCTCAACGGCGCGCCCGACGCGCAACTCGATACCGATTTATCTGGGAGCCCCACATGACCATCAAGAAAATCACGCCCGTTGGCGAAAAAATCATCCCCATGCACGACGGCAATGGAAATCTTCCCGAGGAAGGCAAGAACCTGGTGCTGAACAGCTACTGGTACCGCCTGGAGGCCGACAAGGATGTCTCCTTCGAGGACCCTGACCCGGATCTGCCCGGCGGCGAAGAGCACCACGCCGAGCAGTAAATATCTGCCGGCCTATCCGCAACCACCAAGGAAACAATCATGACCGACAACGTCAGCTTCCGTGAAATTCAGGACGACCGCCGCGCCCCTGGCGTCCTCATCGAAATCGGCACCGACCGAGCCGACACGGGGCTCCCGGCACTGCCGCACCGCATGGTGATCTTCGGCCAGAAGCTGAGCTCTGGCAACGCGACACCGAACGTCGAGACCCAGATCTTCGGCGCCGCCGATGCCCTGGCGCTGGGTGGCCGCGGATCGCTGGTGCACCAGATGGCCATCGAAGTCTTCAAGGGCTACCCCACCGCGAAGGTCACGGTCGTTGTCGCTGCAGACCTCTCCGGCAGCGCTGCGGCCACCGGTACCATCACCGTCTCCGGCACCGCCCAGGAGAGCGGCGTGATTCCGCTGTACATCGACGGGACACGTGTTCAGATCGGTGTGACCAAGGGGGACACTGCAGCGGTGGTCGCCGGAAACATCGCCACCCAGATCAATGCCAATGGGGACTTGCCCCTCACAGTGCCTGTTGCACCTACCGGCGCGGTGGTCAACATGACCGCCCGACACAAGGGCGAGACTGGCAACGAGCTGGACGCACGCGCAGCGTTCTATGCGGGCGAGAAGCTGCCGGCCGGGATCGCTCTGGCCTTCAGCGGCATGAGCGGCGGCGTCGGAAACCCCGATGTCGGCCCACTGCTCGGAGCCATCCGTGGCAAGGATCGCCTGCGCCTGGTCTGCCCCTATATCGACTCGGCGAACCTGGCCGCCATCGAGGCAGACTTCGCTGACCGGTACACCGCCGCCAAGCAGCAGGAATCGCACGTCTTCGGCTGCGTCTCCGGCTCCTATGGTACTTACAACACCTTCCTGAACGGCCGGAACAGTCCGCACTCCAGTTTCCTCCCGCGCGAGGGCAACATGCTGGCCCCTTGGCGCCTCGCTGCGCGCGCAGCCGCCCTGGCGGCGAAACGTGGCGCCAGCGATCCCGCTCGTCCCTACACCGACATGGAGATGACGGGCATCCCCGCCCCTGCAGAGGCTGACCGCTTCGACGAGAACACCAAGGAAACGCTGTTACGCAACGGTGGCTGCAGCTTCCGCTATGGTGACAACGACGGCACCATGCGCATGGAGATCGTCGCGACCACCTACAAGACCACCAGTGCCGGCGCACCGACCAAGGCCTATTACAAGCTGCAGAGCAAGTGGGGCGCGGATTATTTCCGCTTCAGCTGGCGCAACATGATCCTGACCAAATTCCCCGACTACAAGCTCGCCAACGACGGGACGAACTATGCGGCGGGTCAGGCCATCGTGACGCCCAAGGTCCTGACCATGCACACGATCGCGCTGCTGCGTGATCTCGAATTCGCGGGTCAGATCGAGAACGTGGACCAGACCAAGGCCGCGTTGTTGATGCTGCGCTCCAGCTCGAACGTCAACCAGGTCAATGCCGTCGTCTCGCCGGACCTGGTCAATCAGTTCGACATCTTCGCGGCCCGGGTTCTGTTCATCAACTAGCAATACATCTCGGCGCGCGGTGACCACCGTGTGCCCAGCGCATCTTAGGAGATAGAAATGTCGGAAATTCTCTCGCGCCAGAAGATCACGATCGATGGCATCAAATATTCGACCAAGCCGGGCAGCACGCAGGTTGACGTCGGGGGTGAAGACAACGAGCAGGTCGTCGACGAGGAGGGCAATACCCATACCTCGGGCGTCATGAAGGGCGGATCCCTGGAGACCACCATGATTGCCATCGCCGGCCTGAAGCTGCGCACCATCCAGGCCGTGCGCAACGCCACCATCGTGATCGAAGGCAACAACGGCCAGGACTACATCATGCGTAACGCGCGCTGCGGTACCGCGCGCGTGATCGCGCAAGGTGAAGTCAAGGCAACCTTTTTTGGTGATGTGGAGGAAGTTTAAAAATGGAAGATACCAACGAGATCACCCTGCAGCGCCAGTTCAAGCACGGCATGATCATCGGCAAGCAAAAGACGAAGCACATGGACTTCGTCGTGCGCGAGGCCAGCACCATGGACATGCTGGAAGCTGAGATGGAGGCGAGCACCGCTACCCCTCTCAACTTCAACACCCATATGGCCGCGCGTCAGCTGGTGCGCGTGGGTGACTACGAGGGCCCGTTCACCTTCAATATGGTTGCCAAGCTGCACCGCGATGACTGGGCCATCCTGCGCAAGGCCATCCTCGAAGTGAACGAAAAGGGGGAAGACGAGCCAGCGGTGGAGCAGACCGACTAAGGGCTGTCCTGCTGCTGGCTAAGGCCACGGGCTGGTCGGAGGCTGAGATACTCTCGATGCCTCTCCCCCGCCTGCGCTTCTACATCAATACCCTGACCACGAAGAAATCATGAGCAACAAGGAAGACATCTACCTCCGGATCAAGGCCGATGACGCCGATGCCTTCCGTGCTGTTCAGGCCTTCGTGGCCAAGACCGGAAAAGAATTCGACAAGCTTCCCAAGTCCATCGGCGCTGTCGACACCTCGGTCGGTCGGCTGACCAACCGCGTCGACCAGATGGGCCGCAGCCGCGGTCCAGATGCGCTGAACAAGGGCCTTGCCAAACTGCCCGATGTGGTGAAGCGCCTGACAGGTGGAATTGATGCCCTCTCCACAAAGGTCGACAAGCTGGGAAACAGCAACGGCCCCGCAGCCCTCTACAAGGACTTGGCCAAGCTGCCCACCATGGTGCAGCAGCTTGCCGGCAACATTGCTACCTTGTCGGTAAAGGTGGATGACCTCGGCCGCACCAGTGGTGCCAAGCAGGTGGGCCGAGATCTCAACGAAGCGAAGAACCAGGCATCGGCACTATCCCGGGCACTGGACGGCGTGAAGGCGGCAGGCCGTGCCGCTGGTGCGGTGGTCGCCGGGATCGCTGCCGGTAAGATGGTCGTCCAACCCCACATCGATCGCGCGGTCGACTACGACACCCAGCTCAGCCATCTGGCCAACGTCGCGCTGGCCGACAAATCAGTGGCCGAGCGTATTGCCGGCAAGAGGGACCTGGACTCCACCATCGTTAGCGCTCTGCGCTATGGCGGCGGCACCCGAGAGCAAGGCGTCGAGACCTTGTCACGGATCCTGGGCTCAGGCGTTATCAGCGACGGCGACGCCAAGACGATGCTGCCTTCCGTCATGCGCGGTGCCACTGCCTCCGGTGCGACGCCTGACCAGATCGCCGACATCGGTATCCGCTCTATGCAGAACTTCGGCTTTAAGGCGGAGGATCTGCCGCGGGTACTGGACATGGCGATCAAGTCAGGGAACCTCGGTGGCTTCGAGCTGAAGGACATGGCCAAGTGGCTTCCTGCGCAGATGGCCGAAGCAGCTACCCTGGGCATGAAAGGCGAGCGTGGCCTGGCACAGCTCCTCGCACTCAACCAAGCCGCGATCACGACCGCTGGCAGTACCGATGCAGCCGGCAACAACGTGGTGAACCTGCTCTCCAAAATCAACAGCAGCGACACCCAGAACGACTTCAAGAAGCAAGGCATTAATCTGACCGGCAGCTTGCAGGCGGCGGCCGGTCAGGGCATTGATCCCATCACGGCCTTTAGCATGCTGGTCGACAAGGTGATGTCCAAGGACAAGAACTACCTGGCGCTGGAGCAGCGCCGGCGTACCACCAGCAATGCCGGTGAGCGGGGCGAGATCCTGGAGAAGCAGCTCCAGCTTGCCGAGGGCACGGCTATCGGCAAGGTGCTGCAGGACAGACAGGCGCGCAGCGCGTTCTTGGGGTACAAGAAGCAGGTCGATTCCTTCAAGACCCAGGTGGACGCCACGGTGAACGGGGGCGCCGACGGCACCACGGCGGGGAACTTCGCGGTGATCAGCAGCGGCTCGGGCTTCAAGAGGTCGCAAGCGGAGAATGAAACGCTCAATGCGCAGAATACGGCGATGCAGAAGCTACTCCCTGCTTTGGACCGTTACTGGGAGGGGCTGACGAAGACCGCGCAGGAACACCCTGTGCTGACGGCGGCGATGGAAGGCGGGAAGATTGCTGTCTCTACCTTGGCGGCAAGCGCAGGCGCTGCGGCGGCCGTGCTGGCCCTATTGGGCAGGAACGCCAGCGCCGCAGCGGGCGTGGCCACCGCCAGCCGTGCCGTTGGCGCTGGGGGCATTCCCTTTGGTGGCTTCAAGGGCGCCATGAAGGCGAACGCCGCGGTGGCAGGCGCAGCGACCCTCTTGGACGTCTATGGCATCGCCAGTAACGATCAGCTCACCAGCCAGCAGAAGAAGATCGGTTACACCAGCGCGGCCGGCGGCTTGTTGGGTGGTTTGGGAGGTGCAGCGGCAGGTGCGGCCATTGGCACGATGATCTTCCCTGGCATCGGCACGCTTGGTGGTCTCTTGCTCGGCGGCGCGCTCAGCATGGGCGGCAACTACCTTGGCAGCAAGGCTGGCGAGCTGGCCGGCCAAAGTATGTTCAGCGAGCCTTCGGGTGAGAAGGTCTCCCAGGCATTGGCCGACAGCATCAAGAGCAATCCCATTCAGGGCCAGCTCGATATCAAGATCGCCATCGATGACCAGGGCCGAGCGTATGTGGCGAACAAGACTTTCCAAGGCCAGAACTTGCGCGTCGACACTGGTCCGCTTATGGCCTATTAGGATCCCGTGCCGTGGTAGGATTCTGCAAAAACGGGGGATTCTAATGAAGAAAAACATTGCACTTCTACTGGCAGTATGTATCGGCAGTGTCGTGATGGTCGCATCGGTCGCCGTCGCCATCGCTCTTGTAAAGAATGGCGTCGAGGGGAAACTTAGTACTCTTGAATTCGTTGTCGAGATGGCTAAGGCCATTGCCTGGCCAACAGCATTTGTGTTTTTCGTTACGATGTTCCAAGAAAGTATTTCTGACATCGTGCGTAAAATCCAGCGCGTCGTACTGCCTGGTGGTACAAGCATAGATATCGTTCAGGTCATCGAAAGAACGGCAGAGGCAGCTGCTGCGTTAGATTCGGAACAAGCAGCGCAGGCTATCCCAGGTGGTCCTGCGAATCGTGACCAGGCAGAACCTGCACCCTTAAGCGCTGACAGCAACCTCCCCCAAGCTGCAGCTGATTTGCCTCCGCAAGAGACAAAAATCGACGAGGCTGCTCGTCTGTCGTCGAAGGGGCAATCAGAACGCACACCTAGCACCGCAACATCGCACGAAAAAATTATCGTCTCCGAGAGCGAGGAATTTGATGAGCATACGGAGCCGCGCTCACTCCTTACCTCGCACAACCCGAATGTTGTCCTTGTTGCCATCGCGAGCGCAACCCGAGAGCTCTGGAACGCCGTCCTTCCTGATCAACAGGCTCCTCGTTCGATGACGCAACGATGGCAGATTCTTAAGTCTTCGGGCGCTCTTACAGATGCGGAACATCAATCGTTGCAAGCACTGTTCGTTTCGCGCAATAAGCTCAACCACGCTATCAACGGAGATGATGATCGGCTCACCCACGCAGCGCTTGCAGGATTCCGGAATCTGGCAGCTCGTATGTTTATTTTGCTTACGCAAAGGACCTCCTACTATCGAAAAGCAAATTCGAAGGAATAGCTTCATTAATGACGGTATTTCATTTTCGGAAAAGCGAAACTCGACAAACATTCCCATCGGGGATAATATTTGCGTCCGGTGCGTAGAAAACACCTGAATAACAAGCGGCCTGCCACCCCGAAAGCTCGTGGTATTTTTTTCGTCCCTTGATTTGATCAACGGGCGGGATGCGGCGGCACATACAAGACCCGAAAGGGGAAAAACGTCGGCCGGCTTGTTACGGTTTTCTACCATCCCGCCCACCCGCGTAGAAACGGGTGCCATGAGCCTCAACAAGGAGCAACCATGCCAGCTACCCCAGCATCTGGCAGGCCATCGCCTGCCGATTCGATCCCCGTTTCTATAAAAATTCTCTCCGACCTTCGAGGCCAGATTGCCGAGGTCCACATCGCTCTCGACAGCCTGGCCATCCTGCTCAGGCGCAGCCAAGATAACGTGGAGCACGGCTCCGGCATTCTCCTAGGGATGTTGGTGGAGAAGCTTGAGAAGGCTGACAGTGACCTGACTCAACTGGCGCTCAGCGGCTAACACAGCCCCCCCTGCCCGTGCATTGACGGAACGGGGAAACTCGACACCACTTCATCGTGCATGTCGAGATCCCCGTGGACTTCCGAGAAATTCTTCAGCCTGCTTCCTTCCGTGGCATTCCCTTTAAGGTGAAGGCTGCGGAAGTCGCCGTGGGCCGCTCGGTCGTCGTGCACCGCTTTCCTTTCCGCCGCCCATTCGGTGAAGATCTCGGCCAGGACACGACCGAGATCATCGTCGATGGCTTCATCATCGGCGACGAATACCTCAATGGCCGAAACAAGCTGATCAAGGCGTTGCTGCAGCCTGGTGCCGGCACTCTGGTGCATCCAACCTTCGGCTACCTCGACGTCAAGCTGGTGGACAAGACGCGCCTGCGCGAACAGTTCATCGAGCAGCGCGGCATGGTCAGCTTCTCCCTGAAGTTCATCGAAGACAACGACGAAGACGAACTTCTCTCCCAGGTCGATACACAGCTCGCCGTCGACGCCGCCTGTGATGCGGCCTACGCATCCCTTGAATCAGATTTCGCAGACAACTTCAGCACCGAGGGGATGCCCGGCTGGTCGATCGATTCCATCACCAGCGAGATCAACGCCGCCGCGGACAAAATTGCCAGCCTGCGCCAGCAGATCAGTTTCAACCTCACGGGACTATCATCGCTCGTCCTGGCCGGAGAACAGTTCAAATCGAACCTGGTCGGCCTTCTGGCCACGCCAAACGCCTTGGCGACGGAGTTGGGCTCGCTGGTGCGCGGGATCGTCAACCTGTTCGATTTCTCTGCAGCCCAGCAGTCGGTATTCGGCGAATCGTCAGCTGTGCGGCGGCCTATCAACCAACTCCTGGGCTTCACGTCGTATGGGTCGACCCGCCCAACGATCGCGGCGACGACTCCCGTGCGCGCCCAGCAAGCTGCCAACCAGGCGGCGGTTTTCACTCTCCTGGCCCGCGCCGCAGTCATTGAAGCGACCCGTGCATCCACGTTTGAGGTCTTCTCCAGCATGGATGACGCAGTCGAGATGCGCGACACCCTTTATGCGGCCTTGGAAGAGCAGATCCTTGCTGCATCGGATACCGTCTACCGTCCGCTGCTGGACGTTCGTGCTGCCATGGTGCAGGACATCACCGATCGTGGTGCCGATCTGGCCACCCTGGTGGCTACCACCCTGACCGCATCGATGCCTGCGTCGGTCCTCTCCTATCGTCTGTATCGTGACGTTGTCTATGGCGACGAACTGGTTGAGCGCAACCAGGCGAGCGCAGAGCTGATCCACCCGCTCTTCCTGCCGGCGTCTGTACCTCTAGAGGTGCGCCGTGTCTGATGGTATCGAGCTGATCATACGCAGCGCCGTGTACGGCGGTTGGAAGAGCGCCGCCGTGCAGACCGGCCTGGAGCAGTCATCCAGCCGCTTCAGCCTTCACGTGGCCAGCCGCTGGTCGGAGAAGGTCGACCGACGCCGCATCTACGCGGGTGATGCATTCTCCTTACGGATCGAGGGCGAGACGGTGATGCAGGGCTTCGTGGATGATGCAGAGCCTTTCGTCACCGATGAGGACTACGGCATCAATGTCACTGGCAGAGACACCACCGCAGATCTGATTGACTGCTCGGCAATCTACCGCTCGGGCCAATGGAACAATGCAAAGCTCGATCGCATCGCCCGCGACGTCGCCAGTCCCTTCAACATTCCCGTGGTGGTGGACGTCGACGTCGGTGACCCATTCCCAAGCTTCAACATCGAGGAAGGCGAGCGAGCCTTTGAAACGCTCGACCGGGCCGCGCGGATGCGAGGCGTTTTGCTCACGACCGATGGCACCGGACGCCTGATCCTCACCCGTGCCTCAACGGGCGCTGCAGTCGCTAATCTCACCCAGGGTGTTCACCGCATCAAATACGGGTCTGTCATCACCTCTTGGAAAGAGCGATACAGCAAGATCATCGTCAAGGGCCAGGGCAAGGGCAACGACAGTGAGTTCGGCGCGGCAGTCGCGCACGGATCCGCTTTTGCCGTCGACACGGCCATCACTCGCTACAGGCCCCTCGTGGTGATTTCAGAGCAGCATGGAAAGGGGGTCAACTTTCAGGCGCGCGCGGAATGGGAGCGCAATATCCGGCGCGGCCGTGGCACGCGTGGTCGATTCATCGTGCAAGGCTGGCGCAACGATGCCGGGAAGGTATGGCGCCCGAACATGCTGGTCAATGTCCAATACCCCGCATTGGACATCAGCGAGAACCTCCTCGTCGTGAAGCCGGACTTCTTCCTCGACGAGCGTCGAGGAAAGGTCACGGAGCTGCAGTTCGCGCACCCGTCGGCCTTCGAAATCATCGCCGGGGTGAAGGCCACGCGCCTCGGCCGCCGCGCCACCGGTGCCAACGGCATGGAGGTGAACAAGAGAGAAGCGCGGCACCGCGCGAAGAAGGATAAGGACGCGGTGGGCGAGATCGTAACCTTCGAGACCGGCACGTACATCGGAGGGAACCATGATCGATGAGTTGCGCCGTCTCCTAAGCCCGCTCGAACGAAAGATTCGCCTTCTTGCAAGTCGTGCCGTTCTCACGGTCCGCAGCAGCAATGCGCTCATGCAGGTGAAGGCCCTTGAAAACGAGCCCCGCGATGGAGTCGAGCTGTTCCAACAGTATGGCTTCCGCTCCGCGCCCCAGGCCGGGGCCGAAGGCATTCTCATCGCGATCGGCGGCGTACGCGATGCGGCCGTCGTGCTTTGCATGGATGACCGTCGCGTGGCTATCGCTTTGCAGGCCGGCGAGGTGGCCATGTACACGGACGAAGGCGACTCCATCCATATGAAGCGCGGCAGAATCGTCGAGGTCACGACGGAGACATTCGTCCTCAATGCCAGCAAGAAGGTGATTCTCAATTCGCCCGAGGTGAAATCCACGGGCACGATCACGGACCTGAGCCTGGGGAACAGCGTCACGGTCGACCAGCTGCGCCAGCACCAGCTTGACCATACGCACCATGTCAATGGGACCAACGCCGAGAGCAATCCACCCACGCAGGGGCTGTCATGAGCGATATCGCGACAGTCTTCGTCGACTTTACGACCGGGGCGGACTACGCCCTCGACGGCGTGCTGCTCCAGGATGACGATGGCCTGGTCACCGCTGTGGTCATGTCCCTGTTCACCGATGCTGAGGCCAAGGTGGATGACGTTTTACCCGATGAGACCAGCACAGACCGCCGAGGCTTCTGGGGTGACCTGTTCCCAACCGTAGAGGGTGACAAGATCGGCTCCCGCCTCTGGCTAAACGCTGCAGCCAAGCAGCTGAAGTCCGTGCTCCGCACAGACGAGCGATACGCGGCAGAAGCCTTGCAATGGCTGGTCGACGATGGGATCGCAGAAGGCCTGGAGATCACAGCAACCAACCCGAGAATGGGCGTTCGCCTGCTGGAAGTCAGAATCACGCGCCCTGACGGAAGCACCTTGCGCCTCCAATTCCAAAGATTGTGGGAAAACACCTATGGCTGACTTCGATATTCCCTCGCTCCGCAAACTCATCACGGATGCCGAGAGCGATATCCAGGGCGAACTCCCTGGTACCGATGCCACCATCCGGCGCCGGAATCTGAACGTGCTCGCACGCGTCATGGCAGGCTTCACGCATGGCATGTATGGCTTTATCCGGAATTTCCTCAAGCAGTGCCTACCTTGGAGCAAGGGCTTCTTGCTGCGCCAGTGGGCGGAGATCTGGGGCATCTACCAGGAGCCACCAGTGTCTGCGACAGGCATGGTTACGTTCCCTGCAGCGGATGGGAAGGGAATCGATGTCGATCAGAGGATGCAATCTGATGCAGGGCTCGAATACGCCGTCGTGGTTGCCGGCATCGCATCTGGCGGATCCGTGTTGGTCCAAGTCAAAGCGGTGACTGCCGGCGCCGCCGGCAACCTCGCAGCAAGCTCCAGGCTGACCTTGCTGACCACCGTTGAAGGGGTAACGGCTGACGGTCTCGTGGGCAGCGACGGTTTGACCGGTGGCCGGGAACAGGAGTCTATCGACAGCCTCTGGGCTCGTTTCCTTGCACGTGTTCAGAAGCCTGCCCATGGCGGGAATGCCGATGACTATGTCACGTGGATCAAGGAATCGGGCGTTGGCGCTACCAAAGTGTGGGTGCGCAGTGGCCTGGATGGGCTCGATACCGTGCAGGTCTTCTTCATCTGTGAGAACAACGCTGACAGCATCATCCCCTCCTCTGGCTTGGTGGCCCAGGCCCTCGCCTATATCCAGGACCCGAGCCGCAAGCCGGTCGCGGCCTCGGTCGGGGTGTATGCGCCGACGCCGAAGTATTTCGCTCCGACGATCCGGGTCGTGCCCAACACACCTGCGGTCAGGAATGCAGTGCTCGTTCAACTCAACGACCTCATCACCCGGGAGAGGGATCTCGGTGGGAAGCTTCTTATTTCTCATATCAATGAAGAGATCTCCCTGGCTGATGGGGAGACAGATCACACGCTGATTTCACCGACTGCGGATATTCAGTGCGCGGCGAACGAAGTGCTGGTGATGGGCACGCCACAGTGGACCGCCTGAGATGGAAACCAGAAGCCAAGATGAATACACCCAGGCGCATGCGCAGTTCATGCCCACCGGCCTCGCGTGGCCCCGCAAGCGAACATCGGTACTCATGCGCCTGGTGCGGGGACTGTCTGCCGCAGCTCCCCGCGTGGAGTCCTTGCTCAACGCCATTGCACGAGAACTCGATTCGCGCAGCGCGAGCATCTTGCTCGGCGACTGGGAAACCTTCACAGGCCTCCCCGATGAATGCACCACTGCAGAGGCCACCGTTTTCGAACGGCGCGCCGCTGTCACTTCCAAGCTTGTCAGCACCGGCGGAGCCAGCGCCGAGTATTTCATATCGATTGCGGCAGCGATGGGCCGCCCTGGTGCGACCGTCGAGGAATTCCAAGTTCGCCGCTTCGGAAGCCGACTCGGAACCCGCTTCTACGGGATCCAGTGGCGCAACGTCTGGCAGATGAGTGTCCCCGGAGACGGCTACATCCCCAGGAGATTCTCGGATCGCTTCGCCGGCCTGTTCATGCAGAGCAGCAACGGTGCGTTGGAGTGCCGCGTGTTGAAACTGAAGCCAGCCCACACCACGGTCATCTTTAATTACGAGGGATAACGATGGACTACCCCAAAAGTCGGGCAAGCGAGCTCGGTCTCTACAACGGAAAATTTACGAGCGGAATACCTGGGCTCCGGCCGGCGTCGGTCGACGATGCCGCTTTCATGAACGAACTGGTCGATTCGATCTTGGCAGTGCAGGTGGCAGTTGGCCAGGTCAATGCAGAAGGCGATGTAAATCAGCTCTTGAATGGGATCCGTGCTCTCATCCAGAAGCAGGTGATTCTTGACGACGTCGGCACCGCTGCTAACACCTATGCCGGGGCCAACACAATTCCTCTGACGACTGAAACGCTCGGTCGCGGCCGTGAGCAGCGGATCGTAATCGCCCGGAGCAACACCGGCGCAAGCACATATGCACCTGATGGTCTCACCGCGAAGAAAATTCTTAGCATCGACATGCGCCCCCTCAAGGGAGGGGAGCTGCTGGCCGGTAGCATCGCGACGCTCTCATACTCCCCGAATGCAGATGGGAATGTCGGAGCCTGGGTTCTACAGTCTTGCAATGGCGTCCCACCCTCCTCGCCCAACATCACTGGCACGGTAAGGAACGCCTGGATGAATATCGGTGCGGGGAGCACTACTGGCAGCTTCGCTGCAGATGAGATTGTGCTCGCTGCAGCAATTGGTGGTGCACATTACAACCTCGGCAACTTCAATGCAGCTTTCAATCTTGCAACCGTGGGTATTGGCGGCATGGATGCCGGAGCACCACCCGCAAACGGCTTCCTCGCTCTATATGCCGCATACAACCCCATCACGAGCGAGTCGGGAGTCTTTTGGCAAAATGCCAGTTCCTCTAAGGTGCCAGAAGTATACGGGGGCGCGAACCGGCCTTCCGGCTACACAGTCACTGCGCTATGCAGCGTCTGGCCCACGGATGCAAATGGCAAGCTTGTCGCAGGTTATCAGCGCGCGCGGAACATCAGTATCACCAGGAAAACCGTACTTACGACGAGCGTTCCCGCCCCATCCATTACGCCCATATCGATTGCATCCGCTGTTCCGCTCAATGCGGTCAGCGTTACGGGTGACTTTCAAGTTCTCGCTTCGAACTCCGCAGACAGCGCAGGTGCGTCTGTAGCGTGTTCGCCACTGGCCCTTCAAGCAGTGAACGCATCAGGCTTATATAACGTCCAGCCTCCATTCTTCGACATGCCGATCATCACAAATCGGACGCTGTACTACGGAGCCACTGTCTCCGGCAGTTCCAGTATGACCGCCATCCTGAATATCTGCGGATATTCGTTCTAAGGGCCGCACCATGAAAGTTCATGTCCAGTTCGCCGATGAAACGGCTGCCGAGATCGTCGCATTTTTCGCAACGGCTCAAGACCCAAACTTCTATCCAAACCAGGGAGAGGTCGAAACCTCTGATGATCGTTATGTCCACTACTGGAATTCTCTGCCGGCAGCGGTAAGGTCCGACCTCCCCTCGCCCAACTAGGGCGCAACAGTCCCTGTATCTGCAAGGGAAATTTATATCCAGGAGAAGTAATGTCGGACGATCAGATCAGCCAAGAACGAATACCAGTAGTCAGGGAGAGCCGCTTCTTTGACACGCGAATCAATTTACAAAATCTCATTTGGGGTCTGGCTGGCGCAGCGGCAATGATGACATTCGCTTGGTTTCAGCTCGTGGGAGATGTGCGTGAGCTGCGAGCAGACTATCGCAACAAAGAGGCGGCTCAGGACGAGCGCATGACCCGGATCGAGCAATCTGCTCAGCAAGATCGGTCCGAAAACAAAGAACGCTGGGGGCAGGTAGCGGCGGGCCTCAAAGAGATGAACGACAAGTTAGATCGGCAACGAGAAATGTTTGTTCAAAACAGCCCCATGGGGCGTCAAGAAATGAGGAGGTGGGTGAAATGAAGTCGATTTTTGCAGCTGAATGGGCCGCTATTCGCACCTGGTGGTCGGTCTGGATTGGTGCTATCTCAGCGGTCATCGTGACGGCCGTACCGATCATCGCCGATCACTGGCCCGATGTCGCTCCCGGCTTCGTCGCTCTCTTCCCGAAGCACGGCGAGCAGGTAGCGCCGGTGATCGGCCTGCTACTGACACTTGCCGCCCGCCTGATTAGCCAGCGAGCCGTAATCGAACAGGTACGCAAGATCTTCAAATCTGATGGTGGATCCAATGTTCAAGAAAAATAAATCGCTGATATCTATCGTTGGGGCGACGGTGGCGGCTGCGCTGCTCACTCTGGTTCCCAGATTCGAGGGTACCGTGTACACCACGTATCGGGACCCGATCGGCGTACTCACCTACTGCACTGGCGCGACGGAAAACGCAGCATGGGGAAAGACCTATACCCCGGCAGAGTGCCAGGCCCAACTGGAACGCGATCTAGCGAGACACGCTGAGGGGGTCATGGCATGTATTCATGTCCCTCTGTCCACCGGACAGAAGATCGCTTTCGTAGATCTCGGATACAACATAGGAACGACGGCCTTTTGTGGATCGACGCTCGCTCGGAAGGCGAATGCCGGCGATATGGCGGGTGCATGCGCAGAACTCTCTCGTTGGGTGCGAGCGGGTGGACAGGTTCTCCCCGGCTTGGTCAAACGCCGCCAGGCAGAGCGAGAGCTATGCGAGAGGAACGAACCATGAAATATCTCTCGTCAATCCTGCGCGATCTTGGGGCTGGTCGCCTCTCATTCTGGTGCCCCGGCTGTAATGACGCACATCAAATCTTGTACGGTACCGGATCAGGACCGCGCTGGGGTTACAACGGGAACGCAGACCTACCCACCTTCACGCCCAGCATCAAAGTAACGTGGTCGGAACCCAGCGACAAACCGGAGGAGCAGCTAGACGAGACCAAGGATATCGAGAAATGCTGCCATTCATTCGTGACGAATGGACAGATCGAGTTCTTGTCGGACTGCACCCATGCACTGGCGGGCACGACCGTGCCCCTCCCTTCTTTTCCACCCGGATGGGGAACATCATGACTATCACCGTAATTCTGCAGATCCTCTCCCTGGTCGCTGGCATCGCTGGTGCGCTGTTCGGATATGTGCGGCACCAGCAGGCGAAAGCCACTCAGGCCACCGCAACTGCCCGCGTCTCCGAATTGGAGAAGGCCGAGGCGAAAGCGGACGCAGCGGCCGCAACTGCCCGCGTTGACGCTGTAGCCGTACGGCAGCAGGTAGAGACGCAGAACGCAGCCAAATCCTCACAGGAGGTACAACATGAAATGGACCAATGGCGCATGTAGCGCGCTCATCGCTGGCATGGCCCTAGCGGCGTGCACCGCCGTCCCCGCTCCGCAAGCACCGGTGATAGTCACGCGGACGATCGACACATCCTGCGACCTGTTCAAGCCGATATACCCATCTTGCAGTGACGTCGTTGCGGACACGACCGCGCGCCAGATTGTTGAACACAACCAAGTCGGCGCAGCGCACTGCGGATGGAAGCCACCCACGGGCAGCCGTTGCAATGCTCCGCCAGGTAAGTAAGCCACCCTCTATCAGCCCAACAAGGAAAATCAAATGCCAAGCCCTGATATCGCCAACGGCGTGCTGAAAGGAACGATCGACGCCACCGGAGTAAAGGTGTTTGCGGTCTCAGCCTCTAGCCGCGTAAACCTGACCGCCACTCTCAAGAGCGGTGTCACAGCAACTCGCAAGATCGAATTGTCCGCTGACGGCGGCGATGAGTTCTTCCCGGTTGATTACGACGTGACTACCGCAACTATGTTGGTGCTGGCCATCGGCACCCCGATCTCCCATATTCGATTCACCGGTGCCGCAGGCGATACATGGAGCGTGCGATGAGCTTCCCCGCTAAAGCTACTTCCCTCACGCTTGATCTGATCGATAACGGTAGCTCGGTCCTTGCCGTTATTCCCAAGGGCTTGATCTATACCACGCTGCAATGGTCCCGCGTGGACGGCAACGGTGTATCGACCGACATCGCAGGTGCAGCTGGAAATGCAAATCCGTACATCAAAACCACGGCGGACCGGGGATACGACCTCTCTGCACGCGCAACTGGAGTTTCGATCGGTAGCCGTAAGACCTTGAGAATACCGGCTGTTGCGCCCGGGGCACCCACCAATGTTGTAGCCTCCCCGGGCAATGGATCGGTCACCGGCGCCTTTACTGCGCCAGCGGACAACGGCGGCAGTGCGATCACCGGCTACCAGATGAAGGCCTATCGCGCTTCGGACAATGCTTATCTGGGCAGCGCGAACGGCAGCACCAGCCCCCTGACGCTCAGTGGCCTCGCGAACGGCGTGGCGGTTTATGTGACCGTCGCTGCTGTGAATGCCATTGGTGTGGGCATGCCGTCGGCGGTGTCCAGCAGCGTCACGCCGAAACTCGCAATCGCAAGCCAAAACATTCCGAATCATGCCCTTCTCACTGTCGGCGGGAATAAAGGAATAACGACCGGCTGCATGCAGCAAGAGGCATCTGGGCAAGTTGTCGCTGTGCGTCTCTGCATTGCTACGAAGACACTGAGCAGCCAGGTGCTTCCGCAGTTCAAGGCGGTCGTCGCTACTTCCGATACCGCAGGCGGGAACAACGTGAACGACACATGGCAGCCGAACGTGAATGGCACTGCGTACCCCGCATTGGCGGACGGCCAAGGGCGCGGCTGGGTTCCAGTGACGTTCAATGGCGGCCAGCCGAACATTGTTATGCCAGCTGCTACCGGCGATAGTGCAAATACAGCTAACGCGGTAATTCGTTCTGACCGAATCGCGCTACCTTCGCGCCCGCGCAAGAGCGGCGAGACTGGTGGTCCTATGTTCCTCGCCCGCATTGAGCAAATGCTGGGTACGGGGCAATGGGCCTATGTTGCCGGCAGCTATAACCCGTATGTTGCAGCGCTGGGACAGGCTGGCATGAAGGTATGGCGCTCTTCCCGAGTGGACAACTCGGGCGTTTCGAATCTGGCGTTGAATCCGCCCGACCTGAATTCCTGGTACATGCTGCCGTTCTGGTTTGAATTCGAGTACGCACAGCCGCATATTGCGCTGATCGTCAGCGGCGACTCCAGATACTCCGGCGGAGGACACCCTGTCATCGATGGGCTTTCTTGGGCGGTGCAGCCGTTGCAAGCAGCCCAGCTTCGGCTTCCGATTGACATCTGCACGCTCGGTGCATCTGGATTTTCCAATTCGCAGTACATGAAGCTGGTTACGGACTATTTGAGTGCAGGCGGCAGCGGCACGCACGTGCTGGTGCCGGTTCACACTCCTAACGATGGAATCACCACGTCCACCCAGGGTGATGCCGCGCTGGCTCGCGTCGATTCGTTCATCAACACAATGACTGCAGCGGGCATCAAGACCATTCTTTCGACCGGCTATGCTTGCGGATACAACGGCACGGCAGAGCAGCAACGGCAGCGCATGATCCAGTGGGCCAAGGATCAAGCTACAGCGGGGCGCGTCATTCTGTTCGATAATGATCCGATCATTTCGGACACTACGACGACGCCAGGGACCGGCGTCATCAGTGCGTCTTATTTCTACAGCGGCGACAATATCCATTGCAACGGCGCAGGCAACACTGCGATGGGCAATGCATTGGCAACGCTCTTCCAAGGTTTGTGACTCAGTGGCCCGTCGAGGGCTGCATCAGCGTATAGACCTAAGCTGCGCCAGTCTTACAGTGCCCGCTTCTGAATGGAAACGGGCACTTTTATTTCAGCTTACCGAGCCCGAGTTCTGCCATTGATAGAACGACTTGGCTGACCGCCTGGCGCTTATCAGCAGACATACTGCGATAGCTACTGAGCAGGGCCCTTTCGTCTGGCGTTGACACTGCCCGCTCGCCTTTCGCTAGATTCTCGAAGAGCTTACCCGCATGCGCATATTGGACCGCATGAGGAATAAGCGCCGATGGTGAAGAGAAAAGGAAGTAGGAGCCAAGCTTTCCCGCCTCTAGGTCCCTCATCATGTCACAGCCGATCTGCAGAACTCTGTGAATTCCGAACGCAGTCGCGCGTGCAATCGTATGCGCTCCAAGCGCACCGCACACTATCTCGACGAGGCGATAGTTGATGTCGCGATATTTCTGATGGCCGGCGCTGTCCTTACCGTCCTTCACCTGCACCTGGGCCGGCTGGCTGAGCACGATGGCCACACGGCTCTCATCGGTGATCACATCCATTTCCCAACGCTCGACAAGCAGTTGGTCGAGTAGTTCGTGTGCAGATTCATCACATAGGCACGCATTGACGGAGAACGGGCTGCCCCGTCCTTCCAGCAGCCAGTCGGTACGCACATTCTCGACGCGGTGAAGGTGCGCCAGCGACTCATATGAGAGGCCATTCCCCTTCATCACGTTTTCGATGCTGATCTTTGGCAGGCCGATGGCCTTGGCCCAGCCGTGGAGCGCTCTTCCCGCCGCAAGGAATTCAAGGCGTTGTGCGAGCGGGGAAAGTTCTTTGTTCATAGGCGGATAAAACTCTTGCAATTCCTAATAATAGGAATACAATTCATACAAATAGGAGTCTTAAAGATTATTGAGGAATCTTTAAGACGTTGGGCGGGCTGAGTATAGCAAACGGGGATACCGAAAAATGAGCAAGTCAGCGGTAAATAGGAGCAAAAAAGTCGCGCACAGCGCAAAACCTGAATTTGTGATGGTGACCTTTGGTGTTCATCACCGCAGTTTGGGAAAACAATTCTTCAATCTCCTGTCGAGCACCGATCAGAGCGCATCGGGCCTCGCTCGCGAACTCATCGCGCGCGGAATGAAAAACTATCCGAAGTAACGAGCCTGCAGACCGTTCAAACGGTCGCGGGCTTTTCTATTTTTCCGCGCTGGATGGGCACTTCAGCACACCATCAGTGTGCCGGAGTCCAGCAATAGCGGTTTATTAATCTTTCGCTGGAATTCATATGTCGCACAAACCTTTGTTTGATGTGCAGGAGGCTTTTCGCGCCATCGTTTTGGACTACGGTGCACCGAAGCTTGCCAACCTGATGGGTATGCCGGTCGGCTCCCTCTACAACAAGGCCAACGCCAACGAGACCAACAAGCAGAAGCCGACGTTGGCCGACGCCTTGCTCGTCCAGGTCCTGACGAAGGACCACCGCATTGTCGAGGCAATGTCTGCCACGCTGGGCGGCGTGTTCATCCGCCTTCCCATCGATGAGACGGTTTCGGATGAGGCGCTCCTTGATGTGATGTTGGAGCTCGGTGCCAAGTCAGGCGAGTTCCACCAAGAGATCAAGGACGCACTCGAAGACGGCCGCATCAAGCCCGACGAGCACCAGCGCATCGCGAAGCGTGGCTGGAGCTACATCCGCGCGGTGATGGAATGCGTCAGTCGCATCGAGGGCATGGTCGATGACAAGTGATCACCGCCCACCACCATCGCTGCGCCGCCTCGGGGTCACTCGCGTCGAGCACCAGATCCCAGCCGGCAAAGCCGTCGATATCTCTGCGATCTTCCTGGCCCTTTTCAAGAGCCAGCTCATGAAACAGGTTTTCACCGAGAAGGCCCGCCATGAAGAGACCCGACCCGAGGCAGCGCTCGCTGCACCTGCAGATCAACCTGCGCCCACCGACGGAAGCCGAGCTGCGAGCAGCGTACGACGCCTGCGTGTTCGACAAGCAGCGTCTGCCCTTCGAGGCAGCGTTGGAGCACCGGTCGATATCGCTGGCCCTTAAAAATTTCGCCCAAGCGGCACAACTCCGGAGGAGAACTTCATGAACGAGAACAACAGCGACGGAAAGACCAGGCCGATCGACTGGCTTTCAGCCCTGGTGGCGGTGCTCCTGTTCATCACCATCGCTGGCCTGCTGGACGGCACTTTCTAAACCCACCCGCGCTGGGGAGCGCGGGCCACCCATACGCATGGAGAACCACATGCTGCGATACCTGACACCAGAAGAACGAAAGCGGCTTTTCAAGGCTGCTGGGCAGTCCAATGACATCTACGCCCGCCGCGACAGCGCCATCATTCGCGGCCTCTACTTCTCCGCCGAGCGCGTGGGGGAGTTCGCCCTGATGACGGTGGGCGATGCTGAAGCGGCCCTGGCCGATAAGTACCACTTCATCCCGAAGGAGAACCGCAAGGGCGGCAAGCGCGATCACAGCGTGTACGTCACCTTGGGGCTTTCGAAGGCACTGCGCGACCTCTTGGAGGTCCGGATCCTGATCACCGGCGAGGAGAAACCTGCCAAGACCGCCCCGCTCCTGGTGAGCCGTCAAAGCACTGACCGGCCGATGACGGTGCGCTCGATCGAGCTGCGCCTGAAGAAGTGGGCGATCGCCGCCGGCCTCACTGACAAGTTCAGCCCCCACTGGCTGCGCCATACGCGCGCCATCGACATCATGCGCCGGAGCAAGGCCGCTGACCCACGCGGCGTCGTAAAGGCTGCTCTCGGCCATAACTCCATCGCCTCGACCGGGGTGTACACCGGCGTCCTGCGTGAGGATGTTGAGAACACCCTCGACGACCTGGACCGCCATCAGGGCAACCGTATCACCCGCGCCGAGCTGCGCCGCCGCTTTGATCGGAGACACAACGATGACTGACCTTCTCGGGCTGCTGGTCCAGTGCTGGATCCTCGCCACCAGCGCCGGCTCCGTGCTCTACATGACCCGTGGTGGCGAAGAGAACCGCCGCCTTGGGTGCTTCATCGGCCTGGCGGGCCAGCCCTGCTGGTTCATGGAGACCTTTTCGTCGCACCAGTGGGGCATGTTCCTGCTGGCCATTTTCTTGTCGTATCGCTACCTGCGTGGCCTCTGGGCGCGCCCTCTTTCTGGAGTTTGACTATGACTGCCGTATCTCACGAGATCAAGCCGATCTATGGCTTGCCCCTGAAGGCCGAGGCGATCGCGCCCCGCAACCTTGTCCCTGCCCGCGTGACCATCATGCTGCATAACGATGGGCTCTTCGCTACCTCCAGCCTCAACGCCGACCAAGCGCGCGAGCTGGCCGCCGCTCTCATGAGCATGGCCCTCGCCGTCGACAAGATGAACAAGTGGCGCGTCAGCAGTCTCGTGGAGGTCTCGCAATGACCTATCGCATTGGCGTCCTGCTCGTCATCAGCAAGCGCAGCATGCTCTTGCGTCTCCTCGGTGCCTGGCTCGCCGGGGTCCTGTCCGCCTTCGTGCTGGCCGGCATGCTGCCGGTGCAGCACATTCAGACCTCGTCCGCGCGCAGCAGCTCGATCAAGCCCAGTTCCTGGTGCGCCCGACCGCCGGCGCCCTCCTCGATCACCAGCAAGTCCATCTGACCTACCGAGATCCCAAATGAAACCGAACTCGATCTATACCACCCTCGGCAACTACGTGAGCCTCACTGAGGCCACGCCAGCCGACATCCACATCATCGACATCGCGCATGCGCTGTCCCAGATCTGCCGCTTCGGTGGCCACACTCGCCAGTTCTACTCGGTGGCACAGCACAGCGTCTGCGTGGCCGACCTGCTGCCCAAGGAGCTGAAGCTCTATGGCCTGCTGCACGACTCGGGCGAGGCCTACCTGGGCGACATGGTGCAGCCCCTGAAGTGCATGCCGCACAACAGCGAGAACCGCGAGCTGGAGGTCGGCATGCTGGCGAAGATTCACATCGCCTTCGGCCTCGATCCTTATCCATCGTCGGCGGCAGCAGCGGCAATTCACGAAGCGGACCTCGTGATGCTGGCTACCGAACGGCGTGACCTCCTGGCACCGGATAGCGCACCTTGGGCGGCCCTTGCCGGGATATCGGCCCGCCGCGCTCCCATCACCCCCAAGCTCCCCTTGTCGGCAGAGGCTGAGTTCCTCCGTCGCTTCAAGGAAGTCACCGGCCAACTGTGAGGAGACGGACATGAACTTGCAATACCTCGACGAGATCGCGCGAGAGGCCTGGGCGGGCAACTACCGCCGCGTGGGGCCGCTCTCCACTGGCGAAGTGCTGTATGTCGCCCTCGCCTCCGGCCGCATGCGTGAGCTGGCTCCCCAAGATTCGATTCCCTACGCAGTTGATCGCGTTGGCCCTGAAGCGATGGAGCACATGCTTGATGTGTGGCGGTCGAGTAGCCAGCCCGCCGAAGGGAGGCAACTGTGAACGCCCGCCAGCCAGCAGAACCACCTATCAAGATTTTTGGCCTCCTCCTCCTTAATCCAGACCAGAAGGATCTGATCCAGAAGCACTGCTTTGGTGACTGCGGAAAGATTTCCCTTGCGGGCTGCATTGACGATCCGCAAACAGGAGGACTGGGGGTCTGCTGTGAAACGGTATGCCCGTGGCTCAAGGCCGAGATGGATGAACCCTACGGCAACACCATGTCGTTCGGGAAGCCCCACCAGATTTATCTTCGCGCCATCACTGACAACCCCGGAGAAACGAGCCGCACCTGCATCAGCTGCGGCGCCAGGACCAACGTCGCCGGCGAGCTGCCGTGCGGTCACTGATCTCATCGAGAACACATACATGAAGCGAGACACCTTTACAGGGATCAAGGACAACGTCCATGAGATCCGCCACTTCCACCTGTTCGGCGCTATTGGCGGCGGCGCACGTGGCTTCAGCCGGGCCAGCGCCCGCGTGGGCAACATGGTGGCCAAGTTCCGCTGCATCGGCAGCGTGGACGTCGATGCTGCCGCGAACCGAGATTTCGGCCGCCTGGTCGGAGTGCCGGCCACGACCCTGGACCTGTTCGACCTGGACCAGTATCTGGCCTTCCACGGCCACATGCCGCCGCCTGGCTGGCGCGAAGCGCTGCCCGCTGATATACGCCGAGCTGCCGGCGGCGAGCGCCCGCATATCGTGTTCCTCTCCGCACCGTGCAAGGGCTTCTCCGGCCTGCTGGCCGAGGGCAAGAGCAAGACCGACAAGTACCAGGCCCTCAACCGCCTGACCCTGCGCGGCGTCTGGCTGATGCTGGAGGCCTGGGCCGACGATCCCCCTGAGCTGATCATCTTCGAGAACGTGCCGCGCATCGCCACGCGCGGTCGGCACCTGCTTGACCAGATCGTTGCCCTGCTGCGCCAGTATGGCTACGCGACCGCTGAGACCACGCACGACTGCGGCGAGATAGGCGGCCTGGCCCAGAGCCGCAAGCGCTTCCTGCTGGTCGGCCGCCACATGGCCAAGGTGCCGAACTTCCTCTACGAACCGCCGAAACGCAATCTGTTGGCGGTGGGCGATATCCTGGGCCGCATGCCGCTGCCGGGTGATCCGGTCGGCGGACCGATGCATCGCATCCCGTCGCTGCAGTGGAAGACCTGGGTGCGCCTGGCGTTCGTGGAAGCCGGTAAAGACTGGCGCAGCCTCAACCGCCTGGCGATCGAGGATGGCCACCTGCGGGATTACCTGATCGTGCCCGAGTATCACAACGGCTTCATGGGTGTACGCAGCTGGGAAGAGCCCACCGGCACCGTGGCCGGCCGTTCCAATCCCAGCAACGGAACATTCTCGGTCGCCGATCCGCGCGCCGCTGCGGGTGCCGCTGAGTACCAGCAGTATGGCGTGCTGGACTGGCGAGAGACGTCCGGTGCGGTGATCGGTGTCAAGTCGCCTGGCCAGGGCACCTTCTCGGTGGCCGACCCGCGTCATGGCGGCCCGGCCAAGCACTCCAATGAGTTCCGGATCGTTGAATGGGACCGCGCATCGTGCGCGGTGACCAGCGCCCACGGCACTGGCCAAGCTGTCGCGGATCCTCGGCGCGCGGGCGAGTCGTATGGGAAGTATGGCGTCACGCCTTGGCAGGATCCGGCGGGCACCGTGATCAGCGGCAGCACCACCGGCCAGGGCGCCTTCGCCGTTGCCGATCCGCGTGCTGCGCGCGAGGGGAAGCTGTTCAGCAAGTATCCGGTGGCGCAGTGGGATGGTTCAAGCGGTACCGTGATCGGCGGCGATGACACCGGCGCGTACGCGATCGCCGACCCGCGCCCGGCAGGCATCCCGCAGAAGGGAGACCACTACCTGACCGGCGGGCACTATGGCGTGCTACCCATGAGCGCGCACTCGGGTGCCGTGGCCTCGGCGGCCAGCTACGACAACGGCCGCTGGTCGGTGGCTGATCCGCGCATGCCGGCGGCGGCCGACAAGCTGGTCTGCGTCATCCGCGCGCTGGACGGCACCTGGCACCGCCCCTTCACGACCCTGGAGCTGGCTGCACTGCAGTCACTGGTGGACCCGGAAGAAATGCTGGAGCTGGACGGCCTGTCTGATCAAGCCTGGCGCGAGCGCATCGGCAATGCCGTGCCGCCGGCAGCGGCCGAGGCCATCGCCTCCGAGATGGGGCGCACTCTCCTGCTGGCCTGGTCTGGCGAGACCTTCCAGCTCAGTGCGGCACCGATCTGGGTTCGGCCGGTGGCCGTGGCCATGAACGTCGCCCAGGGTGGAGATCATGGTTGCGCAGCTTGAACTGTTCCAACGGCCTCCTGCGCGCGACAGCCGCGATATCGCAAGAGAGAAAGCCTTCTCGATCGAGGTCGAGAAGGAAATTCTCGCGGTTTTTGCCTCCCGACCTGAAGAGTGGCTGTCCTATAGCGATTTCCGAGAGCTGACCGACAAGCACAAGATCCATTCTTGGTTGGGGCACGTGCTCCATCGCATCGCGCGGGAGGGGAAGCTCCAAACGTCACGGCTGTACTACGGCGCCGAGTGGCCCGGGGATCCAGACTATCGCGGCTTCGATGATAGGTACAAATGGCCAGAGGGAAACACCAAATGATCGCCACCTCCCTGAACCTGCGCTCCCTCATGGAGGAGCTACGCGTCAGTGTCGTTCCATCCTTTGGGGCCGGCTGGGAAGTGGCGATCTACTGTGACGCGGCGGAGCCGCAGGCCTGGGGCGAGGGGGAAACGCTGCTGGCCGCAGTGAACGCAGCCCTGGATGACATGCAAGAGGATCCAGACATGGAGGGGCACCTCTCTCCCGACGTCTGGGCCCGCATCAACGGATATAGATAAAAAAGATGGCATCAATCGAAGAACTTCGGAACCGCATTGACCTCCACGACCTGGCCGAAAGGCTGGGCCTGAAGCGAGGGAAAGGCGGCAACGCGAACTACCACAGCCCGCACCATGAGGACAAATCACCATCCATCGGCATTGCGAAGGATGGCCGGAGCTTCCGCGATTACAGTGCGGAAGGCCAGCCGCACGCACGCGGCTCCTGCGTCGACCTGGTCATGTGGGTCCTCGGCATCACTGAAGTCAGCGAGGCCATGCGGTGGCTTCATGACCAATATGGGATCCCGACCGAGCGCCGAGTCCAGAACACCCAGGAGGCGCGCGAGAAAAGCCTCGTGGAGCACATCGCTGATAAGTGCGTCGCCGAGGCAGCTCAGGTGCGTGAATACCTCACCAGCCGCGGCATTGCCGACAAGGTGATAGACAAGGCCATCAGCCGCAAGACTCTGGGCTTCAACAACTACGTCTCTCCTTCGAGGCCCTCTGGAGAGGTTGGCCACGGCGGCCCTGCTGCAGCCTTCATCATCCGCGACCAGCACACAGATCAGGTACGTGCCGTCGACCTACGTTACCTGGATCCCGACATCAATGGCGGCGTGAAGACGCAGTCCCAGGGTGAGAAGGATGGCGTCTTGTGGTGCAGCGACTGGCGCCGCCTGAAGCACGCCCGGAATGTCTTCATCGTCGAGTCTGCGATCAACTGCCTGTCGATCGAGACTGCCGACGAGCATGCCTTCGCCATCGCGCTTCGCGGTCTGGGCAACGTCGACCACGCGGACTGGACTTTCCTGCGCGGTAAGCAGGTGGTGCTCTGCCTGGACAACGATCAGCCGTTTGAACCGCCCCACAAGCTCGCTGGACATCGACAGGGGCCGGAGGCAGCGTGGCGCCTTGTGGAGCGTTTGGTGGCCCTGAATATCGGCGTGATGCTGGTTGACCAGGCCGACTGGAAGGATGAGGACGATGAGCCGATCAACGATGTTAACGACATGCTGCAGGAGCTCGGCGCGGACAAGCTGCGGGCGGCCCTCGATAAGCACGAATACTGGCTGATCCCTGGGCTGTCGGGCGAGGTCGGGACGCCCGGCATCAAACGCGTCTACCTGCCCGCGCACGATTTTGCGCAGTACTGGAAATTCCGTGTCCGGAAGGATTTCACCAGCTACATCGCCAAGATGGAGGAGAAGGAAGGCGAAGATGGCGTGATCAAGACGCCGATCATGGTGGATCTGGCAGGCTTCCGCGTGGCCTCTATCTCCCGCGTCTCTGTGGCCAGCGCCACCGCAACCATGACCGGAGATCCCGACCAGCAGCCCCAGGTCTACTTCGCTGTGTCGGTACAAACGCCACGGCATGGTCCGGTGCTGCAGCGGCGCGTCATGCTGGACGAGCAGCTCCACAATGTCGACGGCTGGAAGAAGTTCGGCCCGGTCTGGAACAGCGGTGCATTCTCCCGCATGGTCAACATCTTGGAGCGCACCGCGGATCTTGGCGCACGCCAAGCGGCGAACTTCGTTGGGGTCGCCTGGCGCGATGGCCAGCTGATCGTCAATGAGGGGCCGGACTGCTATTTCACTGAGCCGGAAAAGCAGTGTCCCTATCACAACCTCACCTTTCCGACCGGCGGTGACCGCGAAGCCCGCCAGGTCATTGGGGCCTTCCAGGAGACGTTCAAGCACAACGCCGCCCTCTTCCCCTTGGTCTGGGGCCTTGGCGCGCACCTGAAGGTTCTGCTGGGCTTCTGGCCTCACATGATGATCCAGTCGGACAAGGGCAGCGGGAAATCGACCCTGATCAAGCGCCTGGAGCGCGCCATCGGCATGACGATGCTGTCGGGCCAGTCGCTGACCACCGAGTTCCGCCTGCTGACCTCGATCAGCCATACCTCACACCCCATCGGCTGGGAGGAGCTGTCCGCCCGCCGTCAGGAGGTCATCGACAAGGCCGTGGGCATGCTGCAGGAGAACTATCAGTACACAGTGACGCGCCGCGGCGCGGAAATGACGGAATACCTTCTCTCGGCACCTGTGCTGCTCGCCGGCGAGGATGTCCCGGTCCGCTCGCTGCTGGGCAAGATCATCCGCACGGATCTCACCGGGAAGAAAGGGCCGCTGCTGCCTGACGATCTGCCTCGCTTCCCTGTGCGTGCATGGCTGGAATACATCACCCGGCTGCCGAAGAAGGTGGTGCTCGATAAGTACCGCGAGGTCCGCGCGACGTTCCTGGACGCATCGATCGCCAGCGGATCGGACAGCGGCGCCCTCCGCATGTCGGGCAACTATGCCGCGCTGTACCTCGCCTGGATCTACCTGTGCGACTTTGCAGGGATTGACACGGCCCAGGGCGAATTCGATAGCGATCTGTTGACAGAGATGAACAGCCACATCGGCGAGACCAGCGCCGACCGGGAGCCTTGGGTCTGGATCATGGAGACAGCTCTGTCCGAGATCGCGGCGGGCCGCTTTTCATACCCGCATTATTGGGATCGTGATCATCAAGAAGGGGGAGCCCTTTTGGTCCGGACAAGCCACATCATGGACCACCTATCTACAAGCCCGGCATTGCGCGAAAAATGGAACGGGCTGCCTGTCAAAAGCGATCGCGTCTTCAAGAAGCAGATGGAGAACGCCGGCATCATCGATGGCTCGGCAGAGCGGACGATCCACGGCCGCCGGGTATCCAACCTTCAAGTGCTCCCGCTGGAAAGACTGCTGCGCTATGGCCTGCACGGAGCCCCTCGCATCGAGCCCGCATGACCGTATCTCGCCCGGCCAGCTGGTCGGGCATTTCCTCACCCAACTATAGGACGCATATGAAGGCTTTATCCATCCGTCAGCCGTGGGCTTGGCTCATCCTGAACGCCGAACACTACGAACAGCCGAAGCGAATCGAGAACCGGACCTGGCGTGCCAAGCATCGGGGGCCGCTGCTGATCCATGCTGCTGGCCAGTACGATCATGAGGGCCACAGGGCGATCCTGGAGGCGCGCCCCGATCTGGTACACGTGATCCCTACGGAGGACCTGATCGGCCGAGGCGGCCTCGTGGGCGTCGTGGAGATGGTGGACTGCGTAGATGACAGCAACTCGCCCTGGTTCTTCGGCCCGCATGGCTTCGTGCTGGCCAGGCCTGCGTCGTTCCCGTTCATCCCCATGCCCGGCAAGCTCGGCCTCTTCGATGTCGCCGAGGAGCTAATCCTGCAGCGCGTGTCGCCCCATCTTCCAGCCTGGCCAGGACTCCCTCGGCCGCAGGCCGCTGATCAGGATATCGGCCGCCCGGACCCGTTCGCCTCGCCTGTTCCCCCGTTCCCCCTCAGCAAGGAGCCGGGCCGGGGGAAAACCTCGGCGAGGAAAGCCAGGGAGGCGCAATAGCCAATTTCTATGACGGGGGATATGGGGGCAGCGCAAAAAACCTGTGGATTCCTGTGGAAAACTCGCTAAGTCTTTGATTTTGTAGAGAACTACGTCCACAAGTTCATGCCGTTTTTCCACAGGTTAGCCCTGTTTTTCCACAAGTCAGAAAATCAGCTATTTACCCTTCTACCTTCTTTTATCTCTCTCTATCTCTTTGATTAAAAAGGAGAAGAAGAGAGAAGAGAGGGTAGGAAACGCAGAGCGAGAGATCCACAGGTGGAGGCCAAAAATCCACAGGTCACGCGGTTGCCTAAAAAATAGTTCCACAGGTTAAAGGGTGCGAATACCCCTAACCTGTGGATTGAATAGAAAATAAAACACTTTAAAATCAATTGGTTAGATCATGAATCAAGCGATCCACAGCTCCACAAGTTGCGCTGCCCCTGGTACCCCTGAGGAGAAGGCCGAGAGCGAGTACATTGCCCGCTTCCGGCGCTTCATCCGGTTCAACAAGGGGCGCGGTGCCAAGACCGTCGATATGTACTGCCGCCACCTGGCGCGCCTGGAACAGTTTCTCGGCCAGGACGGCTTGCTGGCGGCAACCGAGGAGCAGCTGGAAATGTTCACCGGCGCATGGCTCCACAAGCAGGGCGTCCAGGCCAATAGCCGGCGGCCGTACGTCGCAGCGATCAAGGCCTTCTACGAATGGGCGAAGCACCACAAGGTGATCACCCAGGATCCGGCGGAGGCCCTGCACTATCCCAAGGCCGGAAAGCGCCTCCCCTCGATGATGACCCTGGCCAATGCCGAGAAGCTGATGTGGGCACCGGACTTCAGCACGCTTCAGGGCGTGCGCGATGCAGCGATCTTGGCTCTCATGGCGGGCTGCGGCTTGCGCCGCGATGGCGTGGCCGGCCTCAACGAGTCGGCGCTCATGGCCACCGAATATGACAGCCAGGCGCGTTACATGCTCCGCACCTTCGAAAAGGGCGAGAAGGAGCGCCTGGTGCCCGTGCCGAGAGAGGCCGACATGCTGCTGCGACTGTACCTGGAGCATCCCGACCTCCAGGCCATCGACCGCAACCTGCCGAACGGGGACCGGGTGCTGTTCATCTCGTTCATGAACATGATGGTGCCGGAGCACCTGTACATCGGGGAGCGCAGGCGGCTCGCGCCGAAGGCCGTGTGGGAGATCGTGAAGAAGCATGGCCGGAAGGCTGGCATCGATGAGAAGCAGCTCCACCCGCATGCCCTGCGCCACCTGTTTGGCACCGAACTGGCCGAGGACGACATCGACCTGCTGGTGCGCCAGGAATTGCTGGGGCATGCCAAGGCCGACTCGACGAAGATCTACACCCACCTGGCCACCAGGAAGAAGTTTGCCGCGATCGACAAGTCCAGCCCCTTGGCCAAGATCAAGACTCCAGTCAACGAGCTGCTGGCGAAGCTGCGCCGCTCCTGACGAGCCCCAGATTTTTTTGCAGGATCTGCCATGCGACCCCGAGCAAACCAGACGGCGAACGAAACGTATGTTGCCACCGCCTGCCAAGACATAGGAAAGCAGTGTTTATGCGATGTTGCGCGGTGTTTCCGCAGCGCTCGAAACTACACCCCAAAACGGGCAAAATCATGAAGCCGAATAAAACTAGAACCCGATCCCCTGTCCCTCGCGAGTTTCGCATTCTGACAAAAAGCGAAGCTCAGCTATCGCTATTCCCGGATGACACCGTGCCTGCTCCAATGGAAAAGCGAAGCTCAGGCAGCGGAATTGCACACATGGTGCAGCAGATGCTGTCCCCTGCCCCTGCTGCCCCGAAGAAACTGCAGGGGGTGGGGGCTCGGCGTAGAAGGCCGCCCTCCCCCAGCGGGGGGGGTGGGTACCAAAATATCTGCAATATTTTTGAAATCGCGGGCGGGCAAAAAAAATTCGCCGACCCGCGGGTCGCCGAGCTCTACACCATGGGGATGCAGGGCTATTGGCTGGTGGTGGCCGATTATCTCGGCATGGACAAGTTCCTGGGCATGTGGCGCCTGCTGGACTCCATCGAGGCCAGCATCCCCAAGGGCAAGCGCTCCGGCGCCATGGCGCTGATGTTGCGGCCCTACGCCAACTTCGAGCGCTTCCAGAAGAATCGCTACGTGGCCACGCTGGTGGCAGATGGCCACTCGCCCAAGGAAATTCAGGCGATTGTCAAGAGGGACCTTAAGGAAAATATGACGATTTCTAATATTGGCCGCCTGGCCAGGAAGCATAAGATTCGCGCATGAAAACAGCCATCATTTATCTGCGCGTCAGCTCGGTCCAACAGGCCAAGAAGGAGCTGCCCATCGAGAGCCAGCTCAAGTTCGCCCGCAAGAAGGCCGAGGACCTCAATGCAACTGTAATCGCCACCTTCACCGACAGCGGTATCTCCGGCCGCACGGACCGGCGCCAGGACTTCCAGGCGGCCATCGCCTATTGCGAGCAGTACAAGCCGGATTTCTTCATTGCCTGGGACACGGCGCGCTTCGCGCGCAACCGCATTGATGCGGCGATGTACAAGCGGGACCTGCGCGCCCTCGGCACCGATGTCGTCTACGTCTCCGTGGATCTCGACTCGTCGACCGATGAGGGCTGGTTCATGGAAGCTCTCCTGGAGGTGATGGACGAAAACGTCAGCCGCCGGATCTCGAAGGACACCAAGCGCAGCATGATCAAGAACGCGGAGGAAGGCTTCTACAACGGCGGCAGCGTCCCGTTCGGCTACGAGACGGTCACGCTGGGCGCGCGCAAGAAGCTGGTGATCAATCCCGGCGAGGCCAGTGTGGTCCGCGACATGTTCCAGATGTGCCTGCAGGGCGTGGGCGCGACAGCAATCGCCCACAAGCTCAATGGCGTCGGCCGGCTTCAACGTGGCCGCCGCTGGAACCGCTCCAGCATCAATTTCATGCTGAAGAATGAGGTCTATACCGGGCACACCATCTTCGGAAGGCGCAAGGGCCGCGTGGTGCAGCCAGAGGAGGCATGGGTGCGCACGAAGAGCCACGAGGCCATCATCGATGAGATGCTTTTCAAGGATGTGCAGAGCTGCATCGAGGACCGGGCACCGCTCGTGGCCGGCGGCGCGCCGCGAAGCCATCATCTTCTGACCGGGATTTTCCGTTGCCACCTGTGTGGCGGCACCATGCATATCGAAAGCGGTACCGGTCGCAGCCGCACTTACCATTACTACCGATGCGGCCAGGCCAAGGCTGGCTTCTGCGAGAACTCCAAGCGGGTCAGCGCACCGGAAATGGACGAATTCGTGGCGCAGTCGATCCTGGATGAGATCCTGACAGAGGACCGGGTCGTTGCGATTATTCGAGACATCCAGACGGCGACCCAGACCTGGTGGAAAGATCGCTCCGAGCAGCGCGCCCACCTCACCGCCAGCCTGCGCGAGGCCGAGCGCCGGCAGAAGAACCTCTTCGGTATCCTGGAGCTGCACGGGGTCGACGCGCCGAACCTCGGCGACATCACCGTGCGCCTGCGCGAGATCAAAGCGGAGATCGAGGGGGCCACGCGGGCACTGGCCGACTTGGACAGTGCGCATGATCCGGAGATCAACATCAGCGAGGATATGATCGGCCAGGCCACGGCCGTGCTGCGCGCGATCATCACCGACTGCGAGGATCCGATTGTCGTGCGTCAGTTCTTCGCCAGCTTCGTGGACAAGATCGTGGTGGAGGGAGAGGCGCTGGTGATCAAATACCAGCCCCAGAAACTAATGAACCACGGTCTTTCGACCGTGGTTCACAGTGATGTTGGGTGGCTCCCCGACCTGGACTCGAACCAGGGACCTGCGGATTAA